TGACAGCAGAGGATGTGGGACACATTATGATGGCACTAAAACTATATCGCTGCACCAAGAAATATAAAGCTGATAGCTATGATGATCTTGCGATCTACTGCAAAATGACAAAGAATTTAAGACATAAAGATATTGCCAAAAAGGATAAATAGTGGTAAAAGTTATTCGCAATAAGAACTGTGAGTGTTCCTTTGTATATTCAGAGGAATTTGATAGTGCTGAAATCGCATCAGATCCAGCTGCCAAAGGTGTAGTGATTGATGTAAAGATTAAAACTATTAAAACAGTTTTTACAACGATTAAACAGAAGGATGATTTAGTTGGACAAACTAAAGATTCGTCTGCAAAAGATGAGAGATCTGCAGGAGCTAAGACATCAGAAAGCTCTGGAGTTCTTTCATAAGTATCAAAAGAATCTAAATGATTCTAAACGTTTGATATTTAAAATTGAGCAGACAAAAGAAAAGATAATGGCGTAATCATTATCTTAAATGATAAACAACGAACAGTTGCATTGCAACAAAGGGGATAGCTATGACACCAAAAGAGTTTAAGAAAGAAATCAAACTAAGATATTCATTTAATAGTTTCGCTAACTTAGATGACAGAGAAAGAAAGATTTATCGTACAGGATTTAGAACTGGATATAAATTGGCACGACAATTTTTTAGAAACAATTACAGATACAAACAAACAGTAGTTAAAGAAGTTGTTAAGTATGTAACGATCAATGATGTGGTTGTACCTGAGAATGTTAAAGAGATATTAGCAATCGTTGCCAATCAGTTAGGTGTAAATGTAAATGATATTATTGCAAAGACTAGAATACAAGCTGCAGTGATTGCACGATCCATATTAATTAATGTGCTTAGAGATAAATACTCTATGCCATTTACAAAGATTGGAGTTATCTTAGGTAATCGTGATCACACTACAATGATCCATCATGTTAGAATGAAAATGAATAAGGAACATTTCTGGCAGCCAGATCATGTTATCTGGAATAGATATGATTATGTTATGAAAACTGTAAAATAGTTATTTCTTAAAACCAGATAACAAACTCTTATAAGCCTTCTTAGATATAGTAGATTCTGATTTAGATCTTGATGTACCAGCTTCTTTACGTTTGTTAATATTATAATACAAACCTTTACGAGCCATCTTACCTTCTTTTGTTTTATGATATTTAGATTTATCCATATTATTTAGCTAACATTGATTTGCCTTTTTTCTTTACACCTTTGATCGTACCTTTATTTTCAGATGCGTAGAAAATAGCTGTTCCTTTTTTCTCTCCATATTCCTTTTGCATTTCTGCAAGAATCTTTTTACCTTTTTTATTCAGTGGCATACTTATGTTTACATTTTTGTTTCTTTAAGTACTCAATGTACATGTTCATTCTTTTATCATTTTCATTATTATTGACAAGAGCTTGTTTCTCTTTGGTACGCACATTATTAAAGTATATCTCATAGCAACTATGATCTATTGAATGACAGAAATTAAGTTTCTCAGCATTGATAACCCATCCCCCCTCATTTGACATGTGTTCCTTACCACAGATATGGCAGTTGCCGCAGGATTTAATTATTAATTTTTTCTTACCCATTTTTTATTTTTTAAAAAAAACAATTTGTATAAAGTTGTCGCACCTAATATTGTACACCCTAAAACTTTTATCGTCTAGTCTTCAATAAAATTATTTAAAAAATATTTTACTCAAAAAATATCGTTTGACATAATATAACCGATATGGTACACTACCTAAATAATAAAAAAACAACAAAGGAGAAAATATGAAACAAATGAGAGAAACATCTGATAGAGAAAATTTAGTTAAGTCTTATGATGACTTAGCTAATTCTATCTTACCAGATAACTTACCTTACATCACTTATGATGAGGCGAGGAAAGCATCAAGATTGTTAGCTAGAAAGTTTGGCAATAAGAAAGATGCTGCTCCATCAAGATATGGAAACTATCCAATCAATCTTCAGATAAGAAAATGTTGGGTTTGTTTATCTGGAAATTCTTCTCTATTAAGTAGAGGATGGAGAAGATTAATACATGACTTAGCACATAGGCTCTTTAGATATAGGAGTCCAAGTCTTCCTGATCATTGTGCTTTGCAAGCAGAGTTTGAGGGACAAGTTATAAGATATGTCATTCAATCTGGTTGGTTAAATGGAAAGTTAAAACAGAAACCAAAAGCAGAATTGTCTTCAGATCAAAAGAAAGAAATGAAGATTACAAAACTTAGAATGGCTGCAAAGGAAACTCGTCTTGGGTTCACACCTGATTTAACAGGAGCTTTTAAATTAGATCCTTCTGTACGTTTAAAATATTTTCTACCAGCTTCATTTAAACCACCACTAGGATTTTGATATATTTTTTTAACCATTATAATTTTTCTTTGAATGGGTTGTAATCGTCTTCATTTATCTTAACACACTTGCATTGTTTCAGTAAAGCACAGAATCCTGCATAGAATTTAAAAATACATTTGACTTTTAGCATAAACTATACTCTCCCCTGACCAGCATATTTTTTATATGTCTTGTGTTTATTAACTCTCTTTGTATGCCTACCTTTTCTTTTCTTAGGTGGTTTACGAATGTGTTTATTTTCTAAATTTTTTCTTGCCATTCTTTTTAATCTTTACTTTTGCCTTTATCCCTTGCTGTGCAAGTAATGTAGGTTTCTTTTTAGAATAAGATTGTCCAAACATTGTAGTGATTTGATCTGACATTACTTTTTAAATATATCTAGTGTTGGTTTTAATCCATAAATTGCACCGAAGATACCAACGATTAACCATTGATACCAAGTAGGGAACTTACCAAAGTAATCAAAGAATAAATCTAATTTAGATTTAATTAATGGATCATCAGTAAAGATAGCATAAGATAAAACAACGATTGGAATACATACTATGATTAAAACAAATTCGTCTTTCCAACCTTTTTGCTGATCATCATATACATCTCTTTGGTATTCTATTTCACCTTTAGCCATACGTTCAAAGTATCGCTTCTCTGCTTCAGATTCTAATAGTTCTGATTGCTTATGATTCTTATAGATCTCAGCACCAGTTTTAAAAACAGTTGGTATTATACTCCACCACATATTAATGACAGCTCTTCATTAGGTTTGACAACTCTTCGCATCTGCTTGGTGTTTGCCTATACCACGCTGAGTTTAACATCTCTGCAGCCGCTCTACTATAATCATGTTCTTTCAATGCTTCAAACATTTTTTTAAACTTAGAAACACCAGTCTTTCCTAATTGAAATACCATCTCAATGATTACTTCTTTAGCAACAAGTGCTACACTATAATCTTTTAATAACTCTTCAGCACCCTGCACAGCCTTGTTAAAGTCTTTATCAAACAATGCTTCAAGTATATCTTTGTCATATATAACTCCTTCAACAAAATCATCTTCTTCTGTAAGTAGATGACCATAACCTATTGTGGCTTTACCTAATGAATCTAAATAAACTTTAGCCAGGAATCCTTCGTGCTTCTTTATTCTGCTTTTTAAATCTTCGTACATTTTATTTAACGACTATCTTACCATCTTCATAGACATATACAATCTTCACATTCATTGTTTGTTGTAATTTAGATGGTGATCTATTTATTCTATCGTTCTTTTTATGTGCGTATTTAGTATTTGATTTTCTATATGACACAGTCTTAACGTCATAGTTGCAATACTCTTTTGTTTTAATGTTGTACGTAACTAAATCAACTGGACCAACACCACCTAGTGCTGTGAATACAATTAGATTAGGATCTTTAGCAAAATGTGCTTGTGCTAATGCTTCGCTTACTAAACCCTTATCTGATTTCTTCATCAGTATTGTACCCTGTTGTTTTAGTTTTTGAATTGAAAGAAACCTATGATTGAACCTGCTATGCTGCCAATGATTACTAGAAATGCTATGACACCTTTACCCATGCTCATATCAGTTCTAAGATCTTTAACTTCCACTGTAAGATCATCTAATCGTTTTATAATCATATCCATACGTTCTGATGAATACTTCTCATAAGATGATAATCTTATAGCAGTAGCAGATATAGGTTGCTTCTTTCTTTTCATACACCACCTATAGTGGTTGTGGATAAAA